CAATAGATCCTGAGCTTCTATCTTTCATATATTGCTCAAAGCTATCAAAAGTATCTTCGTAGCCACCTCTATTTTTAGAAGTTAATACTTTTTCTTGAAAAAATTTTCGATTACCTTCAAAAGATTTTTGTCTTATATTTCGTGTAGCATTTAATGCCAAACCTACAGCACCAGGAGCATCTGATTTAGGTAATTCGTAATTATCTAATTTAGATTTGTCTACAGCTTTTTTAGTTCTTTCTTTGCTAGTTCTAAATCTCATAGCATCTCTTTTAGTTACAGAAGTATAATTGCTTCCACCTTGACCAGAAGCATCTCTACCACCACCGCCAGTAAATCCACCCATACTAACCTCCTAATAAAGTTTTTTTATTGATATTATCATCGTCAATTTCATTAAGACCTTGACCGCCAGTAAGAATAGTAGAACGTCTACCTTTTTTCTTTCTTTCTTGATCTTCTAATAATCTTCTTTGTTCTAAATCTCTTTGCTCATCTTCGTAAGATGGAGTGTCATCAATAGGTGGACTTTCCATTTCTGGTGGTTCCATTCCAAATATTTTAGCTATAAAACTCATATTATTTTGTACTCACTTATTGCTGTTTGTTGTTTAGTTATGTTTGTATCTTTTAATCCTTCAAATCCAGTTGCCATTACTCTAACAGCATCGCAATAATGACTGGACCAGGAGTGAACTGGTTTTGTATTAAACACTCTTTCTTTTTCTGAGTATTTTCTATGATAGTGTCGCAAAGCATTAACTAACTCTTTGCAATTATCTAGATCGATAGTGCATCTTGGCAACAAAACCTTAACTGCGTGGATGCCATCTTCGAGCGGTGTTTTATTAACCACTCTAAATTTTATTCCTAATTGATAAGCTACTTCTCTTCTTGATCGACCGCTTGTGAACTCTGTAACCTCAATATCGTGCGGTGCATAATGCGTTCCGTAAACATAAGGTTTAGATTTAAGCTCTTCTACATAATGCGGTAAAGCTTGGTTTCTGTTTGCATAGCAATCAATAATATTAATGCTATGACCTACCTCTTGGAAAAACACTATTGTAGTGTCATCTTTCCAACCCAAATCCCAAGCAGTATGTACTAAATAGCTTGGATCGTAAGGTACTGTAGTAATCTTTTTCTTCTCTTCTAGATCAGAGATAATATCACCATAAATAGAACCAGGCTGATTACCAGTAAAACTACATTCAAATTCTTGTTTGAATTTAGCTTCTCCCATAACGGTAAGTGCATTATCCAGTTCTTCAGGATCGATAATTTTGGTTTCAGAAGCCTTAGCTGTATACAAAAACCATTTGTCATCATTTTGAGCTTTTTGATAATAGTCATAAAATATATTGTTCATTGATTGAGGCGTACCCACCATCACCATAAAACCTTTACGGTCGCTGAGAGCTGGCGTAATTACCTCGTCTATTAGAGACGATTGTACTTGTGCGGTTTCATCTATAATTACTCCATCAAGATAAACACCACGAATACTGTCAGGATTTTCAGATGACAGTAAAGTTATTCTACTACCGTTTATAAAATCACACCTGAGTTCGGTTTCGTTGTACTTTGTTCCAGGTATTTTATCGGTGTAAAATTTTAAAAAATCCCAGGCAATGCTTTTAGCTTGCTTATACGTTGGAGCGATATACGCATACCTTGGATTATAATTTGTATTGGTCAAGCAACACTTAATGAGATGATTTATACAAAGTGTCGACTTGCCAAACCTTCTATGGCATAGCAAAACAGCATAGCGATAGTTTTGTAATTCGTTGTGCAAAAAAGCTTGCTGCTTCCTTGGCGAATAAGGAATTGTAATTTTCATCAGTGTAGCGTTGGAGGATGTTCCATTCCGTGGTAACTCATATTTATTTTACGGAATAGATATTCAGTAAACTCGTGTTTATCCTCTTCGCTATAGAAACCGTGAAAGTTTATTAGCAATCCTTCATCCTTAGATGTAAAGCTAATAGCGGTTACATCCTTAAATCTGTTTTTAATCTTATTGTCTTTGCTCATCTGTGTTTATTGTTCCTAAGATTTATCGTATTAGTCTGGCGACCACTTTTTTGGCATATGGTGGTCTTTACTTTTTTTGCAGTTTTTTGCTGTACTTTTAACGATAGTTGTTTGATAAACGATTAGTTTTCTAGACAATAGCTACTTTATTTACAATCTTGTAACTTGGTATGTTACTTATCAACTTACGAACCTCATGTCGTGTGCGAGACTTTGTTTGTGCTGTCTCTACTAACGGAGTTTGTAACGTCTTTGTAATTCTCTTGATCTTGATTGCTCCAAGTGATTTGGATATTTGTATCTTGCTTGATCTCTTGCTTGTCTCCATAAATACCTATTAGTTTAGATGCCATCCAACGATAGTGATGTAGCTTCTCTCGAACGACAGCAATGTTTTTATTGTCTGCAAACTCAAGTTCCTCAATCATCTTATCAAGGTAAGTCTGAGCTGCAATCTTACGAGCTGTAAGTATCTTCTCAGCAAATTCTTTATCTTCAGCAATCCAGTCGTATACTTTAGATAAGCTTGGATTAGCTTTGTCTTGGCAAATCCTGGTTAGAGGCTTGCCGTTCATCAATTCCTTTATAATATTTGAACTTATTTCTGGTGTTAGCTGTAACTTGTTCATAATTAATATTCTTTAAATTCTTTAGTGCCTTTAGCTTTCCATCTAGTGTTTTTGGACCGCTGCTCCAGCCACCGTGTATGCGGCAACGGATAGTGCCTTTTTTAGTTAGTATTCCAGATGCTTTACAAGGCTGTTTGTTTTGCTTGTTAATAGTCTGACACTGTAAGCGATGTTTATGTCTAGCAGCCATAAGCGTATTTAGTTTCGAGATGTAAAAAACAAAAAAAAATAAAAAAAAAAAACGATTGCTTGAGCGTATTCTTTGAATACGTTGATGAGCATATTGTAATACTCAGATATAACTATTCAAGAGAAGAATTATTTTTTTTAAAAATATTTGAAGATTAACTTAATTAACTACTAAAACTGTCTAAATAGTCAAATTTTATTTTACTTTTTAATTTATCTACTAGCTTACCTAGGATTGTCAGATACTTATTCTTTATTGTGGATCTATGATAACCAAAATGTCTAGCAAGTTCAGTCCATTTATACTTCTTTGCTCTCATCCAAATCATCTCTCTTACTTCTATAGGATTATCTGCAATGTCTTTATCAACATACATTAAAACTTCTATTGCTAATTCCCACCTACTGATTTGCCTTGGTGTTGCTCTAAACTTTAATTCTTTTTTATAATAACCAATATCTTTTTTCTCATAACTTGTTACTAACAAATCATACATACTTGGCGCTCCAGGATGTTTAGGTTTAGCAATGTAACGCTCTGTTCTAGCAGCATCATCAAAGAGATTAGATAAATAACTTATTGTTATTATGTCTTGTTCTATAATTTTATGAATATTAGGCAATGCTACGGTCCTTCAGCAGCTTAGTTAAAACCCACGGATATTTTAATTCTGTAGTCTGTATCGCTTTCAACTCATCATTATTAAGCGTATCTAATTTGTCATAAAGTTCGTATTGATCCAACTTGGCAAACTTGTAGATTTTATTTAATTGTTCTGGATTTTTTTTAAGGTGTTGTTGTAAGTTGGTCCAACCTTTAGCAGAAGTATAACCTAAAAAACCTATTGATTGTAAGAACGATTTATATCTTGGCAAATCAAACTCTATTCTTCTTGCAGCTTTGTTATCTTCTATTGAAACTAAAGCATCACCTTCTACAGTAATCTTAGTTAATTCTGTTAATATGTGTTTTACTTTCTCTACTGGTATCAGTAGGTCATTAGCTGTTTGTATATAATTAATAAAAGGTTTTAATGTTTTAACGTTGTATTGACTGCACCAGTAACTGTACGTTTTAAACTGTTGGTCAGTTATTTGTAATTTTAATATTTCTTTATCAGCTAAGTAAAATTTCTGCATAGTCAGCCTTCTCATCAAATGTTAGTGAATTTATTTTTTTCATAAAAAGACCTTTACGCTCACACTGCGGAAAATGTCTTACCTGGAATGTGGCCAGGAAGCTTACCCATTGCTTCCAGCTACACGTCTGTATTTTACTGTAGCCTGGCGAAATTTTTTGTACTGATACTTTGTGAACTCTTTGATTTTTTTCGTGATACCAAATAATGTATGCGTTTAGACTAGCCTTCTCTGCTAATCTCTTAATCATTCTATGACCTTTTTTATAATCCTCTGCTGGTCCTTTATGCCTAGCAGTTTCAGCAAGAAATAAAGGCTCATTGCAAGCTATGCAGCAAGAAACCTTGTCTACATCCATCATTGCAATACCATCGTGGCTTTCACGGTGAGTATGCGAATAAGCGCTAAATTTAACGTCTTTACAGTATATTTCTCTAGCCATAGTTAAAAAAACAGCCAAATTAGCCTCAAAAACCGCCTAATTTAGCTATAATTGGCTTATAAATTAACGAATTAACTAATCAAATTACTGATAGTCCACAACCTAGATAATATAGTAAACTAATAGTTGACTTTATAGGATTAGATATTAAGTAGTTCGTATGGAACAAAAATTAAAAAATTTATCAATTTCTAAATACTCATTAGACAAAGACAAAGACGGCAAAGTAATCAAAAAGGATTGGCAACAAGGAGCATCTGAAATGACTGGTGTTGCAGTTGCTAAATATGTTGGATCACTATTAGTTGGTGAAATGGCTGTTGTAGGTCTTTTATATAAAAACGGAAATATGTATGAAATTTACGGACCAAGAGAAGATGTAATGTTTCATGCTGTAGAAAAAATTAAAGGTAAAAAAAGAGGAGCTGAAGCTTTCCATCAAAAGTTTATGGATGAATGGAATAAAGCAGTACCATACACTCCAGGTTCATTTAAAAAAGAAGCGACAAAACTTTCAGAGAATAAATTATTAAATGCTACATTAAAAGCTAAAGGTATCAATGCACCTAAGTTTGCAGAAGCAGTTGGTAGAACTAAACAATCTATTTATGGTCAGCTATCTGGTGAAAAAGGAATTTCAAGAGATACTGCAATCAAATACGGTAATGCTTTAAATGTAGATCCAGTCGATTTATTATTTCCAAAAAAAACTTGTAGCATTTGGGGATATGTAAATACTTTAGATGTTGTTGATTTAGAAGAACCATATTCACCAGGAAGAATTTACTCATCAACTAAAGAAGAAACTGTTGTTGTTCCAAGAGATATATCTACAGCAAATATTAGAGCAATTAAAATTCATTCTCACGGTTCAATGTATCATAACCAAATTATTTTTTACTACAAAGACAATGCAGCTGAATTAGATATTAATAATAAACTTTGTATTGTTGGAGCAAAAGTAAGAGGTTTCATGGATGAAGAATTAACTTATTATTATTTTGGTCTTTATGAAAATATTAGAGGTAAACATAATTTATTAAATGCTGATCCTTATTGTGATGACAAAGAAAAATATATTTTAACAAATTTTAATTTAGAATTTATTTCACCAGTTATTTCTACAGTAGATCCTAAAGCTGTTAAAGATGCTACAGTTTTTTCTCAACATATGCCAACTGAATTAACTATTTCACAAGAGAAGCACGAAAAAGAAATGATGATGTTGCAGCAAGAGTATGAATTAAAAATTGCTAAATTACATAAAGAGAAAAAAGAAGATTTAGAACAAGGTAAAAAAGTTTTAGAAGAATACAATAAAGCTCAGGAAGAATTAAATAAACAAATAGAAAAAATTTCTAGAGAAATAGAATTGCAATATTATGCAAAACCTAAAGACAAACTATCATACGTTGATAGAGCTTTAAATTTAACTAAAGAGGCGTTGAGAAAGAAAAGTGCTTAAATCAAAAGACGGTAAAGTAGTAAAAGATTTAACTCAGTATGATCCTGAGCAATGGGTAAGCATACAAGAAGCGCTGAAGTTATTACCTGATTTATTAGTAGAAAGAACCTGGGAAGATTGGCGATCTAAAAATAGAGATAGCGGATCTGAACTTGGTCCACAAACTAGAACATTTGGAATAAGAGTTATAAAGACTAAAATTAAATGGCTAATTAACTACGAAAATGGTCTACCGTGGGAAGAACAGATACCGCAAGAACCGCAACAAGCCGCAATCATAACACCTATCCGTAAAAGACGTAATTCATAGCAACGTCATCATTTAACATCAAATCAATACAACAACACTAATTCAAGGCAACACCACTAAATAGATTTTGTAGTTCCGTTTTAAAAGCGGTCTATGATTATAAAGAATAAAAAAGGAACTTCAGATCCTTTAACTGAAACTGGCATACCATCAATTTGCAATTTATTTGATTGGCATCATCACTCACCTACTCAGTCTGTATATCCTGACGGTAACTTTGCATACAGATATTTATTCACTCCACAAAAAATTAGAAGAACTTTTGAAGGCAATGCTAATATGGCTGCTGGTGTAGCTATCAACAATGCAATTCAATACAAGTATGCAGAAAAAATTTGGAAACTAAATCCTAATACAAAAAAACTTTCTCCTTACGATCACACTCCACTTGAGCTGAATGTAGCAATACAAAAGGTTCAGGAGGAGTTTGAGCGTTACAAACCAGTAAACGAAAAAGATGAGATTAAATTTAATAGGTATAAAGAAACTATACCACAAACGATTTCACAGCTTGAAAAAGCTTGTGAGCTACTAGGCGTAAAAAAGAAAGTAATAGCTGAGAACGTTTTGTCATGTTCCGATCCTCGGCTGTTGCTTCCAATAGTTGGAAGAAGTGATCTAGAATATTCTTTAGAGGATCTTTCATCCACTGGTTCTCATTCATCCAGTGTTCCTTTCTCTCTTCTAGAGATCAAGACTAGTCACGACAGACCTTCTCGACAAAAGAAGGATGGCACCTATTCCTTTGTAAATGCCAAAGTTCCAAATACGCCTAGTAGAAATCATTTACTCCAGGTGGCGTTATATAAAAAATGCAGACCTGAGCATGAAGTTAATCTTGTCTACGTAGTTAAAGATGATTTTAAAATATTTAATAAGACCAACTGCGGTGATTTAGAAGATGAGAACTTAAATAATTATTACGAGCAGCTAATCAATATTTTTAGAAGAAGAGAACGATTGCTGATGCGTTACGCAGAAGAAACCGACAAAGAAAAAGTAATTAAGGAATTGGTTAAAGATGTAGATCCACAATTTGACCACGCCTTCTGTTGGAATATTGGAAATGTCTTTGTTCAAGACGCTAAAAAATTATGGAATTGCTGAGGTGTTAAATACTATGGAAAACAATAACGATAAATTAGTCAAAGCTATAACTGAATTTAAAAAGATTGCTGCTGATACAGCACAAAAAATTCACGGCAAAGACTATAATTTAGTCAGTACCAGAGTTGGTATTGCTAGAAGAGTGCTAGGTACTTCATTGGACCTGGTAGATCAAATAATTCACCAAGACGATAAAAAAGTGATTGTTCAAAGCGATGCTTTTATTGATGGCAAGCACGTTGCTACTGGTCTAGCTGAAGAAGTTAGAGGCCAGTCGCATATCAATAAAACAAGCGCCTTGGAGGTTGCTCAAACCAGCGCCTGGGGTAGATGTCTTGCTGCTTGTGGTTTATCTAACGATAATCTAGCAAGTGCAGAAGAAGTCTCAGTAGCTATTGAAGCACAAGATCGTCAATTACAAACGGCTCTTCAGGAGTTGGAAAAAGTCTCTCATCCTGGAAATTATCAATCTTGGATAACCAAACATAAAACTATGCTTGAGAAAACCAAGACTGCTAATCCAATCGCTTACGGTAAATTTAAAGAGCGATTTTCTGAGCTGAAATCAAACCTAGAGACTAAAGGAGTGTTAAATGGCT